GAGTTAATCAACTTTTCAACTGGTTCATACTCACCCTTTTCAAGCAAGTCTGCACTTTTCAGAATAGCGCGTTCAAGTTCCTGTCGCTTGGTAAAGGATTCAAACTCATCAAGAAACCATTCTGAATGACCATCCACTAATTCAGGAATAGGTTCCACTGATACATTAGTAATCGCTTTAACCTGTGTAGAATCAGGTAACACATTGTATTTTGCGCAATGTTCTTTAAACAATTCTGCGACCGGACGCAATGTTCGATCAAAGTTATCGGGATTGAAAATATTAGTAACCCGAACATACAACTCAGCATTGGTTATCATCATCTGTAAAAACAATGTTTGAACCTCAATGGTATATTCCATTTGCTTGCGTTTTTCTTGCTTTGTCAATGTTATTCCTTTTAAAGTTTCTATCGGGTGATTAATTTTTTTACGTGCTTTTTTCTAAGCTCGACTTTAATTCGGCTGGTAGTAGCAGTTTGCAATATACTTAACAATGTTGGTAGCCTGCCATAACGACAAACGGCATCATTTACATCTTTTACGTGGGCTGACCAATTGGGAATACTTACGCTGTATCCCAATTCTAACGCTCGGTCACACGTTTCTAATCCTGTTTTATCCCTATCCGGAACAAAAATAATTCTTCTATTTAATTGTGCTAATAATACAGCTTGTTCGGGATTAATGGTGTTGTGTGTTAATGCACACGCATTCAAACTTAGTGCATCAAAAATTCCCTCTACTAAAATACATACTTCCCATTCTGGCTTTTGGAAATCAATACCAAACACATATCCCGGTTGTTGCTCATTGATATATTTAGGTATCTTGTTATCTAAATACCTGCTAGTATGTCCTACTATTTTATTTTGATAGGTATACGGAATGACTATCCTATTGGCATTTCTTCCTGGGTCAGATGGGGTAACTAGAAACGGATAATCATCGGGATTTATAGATCGTTTCTGCAAATACAAAACATACTTGCTGTGTTCTGGATTAATCGTATCCAACACCTCACCAGGGGGCAATGGATGATCTTTAAATTTAGTTTTTGAGTTGGTCTTTTTAATGTTAACATACGAGAGCAAATCTTTATGTTGTAAGCTCTCCAAGCTCCAACGTTGTATCTGATCTTGATCGATTCCACACCAAGTAAGAAACTGCTTGGTATTTATGGTTATACTTTTTCCCAAAGTAAATCCACATTTGAATCCACAGTTAAAACAATGCATTGAAAAATTAGTACCGTTTATCTTAACACCACCGCGGCTGCGACGATCAGGACTATGACCTTTGTGGATACAACACACTGCGTTGAAGGATGTCCAGCCCGAACCAGTGACTTTTTTCTTACCCGGGATGATGGAAAGTATATCGAACATTACTATGCTAGTATAGCATAATTTAAGTTGAAAATCAAGCGTCTAGGGTTATTTACCTGGCTAAAATATTGGTTACCACACCTACATTGCTAGTAAATTGTAGTCTAATATATGGATGGAATCCGATTACAGTGTAACCCAGTGTATCTGTCACATTGGAATATGTAGAATTTAGAATGGGATACCAATCACCGTCAACAATAACCGACCCCTCAACAAGCACATCACCATAAAAATCAGCGTACCTAGCTTGTATAGTGAGTATAGGATTGTTATTGGTATTAATAACACTGGTGTGATATATCACAGCAACTGAGTTTGCGTTGGCAAGTGGATTGGTATTGGGGAATGACTGGCCAGTGGGAATTGATATGGTTTCAGATGGCACAAACGATGGTAAAATAGAATTAACGATATTCATATCGCCCCTTGCACCTGCATTCTGATCTACGAATACAGGAAAATCGAACTCTCCAATGGGAATCTCTAACGAATAATATCCCTGTTGAACATCAATATTTTCAATATCTGCTGCATTCAATATGAGAGAGGCGATCCCTGTAACAGGTAGCTGCAAGGTTAATGCTTTACGCAGTAGCACGGTGGTACCATCATAACTGATGATGCGGCAACTAATCTCTTTGTCTGTGATATTTACCGGTTTCTGTTCCTGATTTAAAAACTGAAACTGGATCATATTATCAACGCCTTTATGCAGCGTTAAAGGTTTGCTATATACAGGCATATATTCCCTCACTGAATTGCCGAACAATAGGACAACAATTTGGCGTTGTGTGTAAACAAAAACTGAAGTACTATAAGCCATGTATTCTTTTTCCTAATGTTAATTATTTATCACATCAAACGATAAATAAAAGGGAAAGCGATAATACTAAATTATTAACTTCGGGCATCCGAGAGTAAATATAGTTTACAATAACATATACAATGCCCCATAATGAGTTTTTTAAGAAGCTTAGCGATAGTCACCCGTTCATAACAGTTTGTTCCTATGCCAATCAGGATTATGTGGGCATCGTTCAAAATAGAGATGATGCTGTTACTACTATTTACGACTATGGAGCCATAGTCGATATCAATATTAAGGGTAAATTCTTAGAATTGGGTGATATATGGTGGTGGGAGAGCAATAGATTAATACCAATCAATCTCTTCCTGAAAGAAGATTGGGCTATTTTTAAACCATATTTGCGTACATTTACAAATAAAAGCCTAATAATAGTTCACGGACCAGTTTGCAGTATGAATGAACTACATAAACGCCGTAGCAAACGCCGTAGCATCACATTAGTAAAACGTATGCCTTAGTCCTTGCTTTGTTCTTCTAAAATATTCATATGGACAACCACTAACTGTGCGTAGGCACAAGAATGCGAACGCTTGAATACATAGCCGTCTGATCCTTTATCCCATACAGTTTTACTAATCTCACTCCAAGGTTTACCAATTAGATGTTTTTTACCAGGTCTGATTACTGCTAGAAACATAGCGAGGCGCGGGATGCTATCGATAGGTTCTGGCATCTTCTGCAAATTGTAATACTGATTGTTCAAATGAATCAGCTTTTCAACAAATGAACTATTCCTAAGTTTATTCCAATTTGGTTCACACATCAAATTGATTAGATGAGCCTCGTCCCTAACGTGAGTATAAACGTGAACATTGAGCAAGTCTAACTTAAAATAACCGCGCTCTTCCGCATCAGAATAGTCAATTGAAGCCATATCATTGACAGGATCATATGGTATATCAGTCACGTATATACCAGTAGCGTGTTTCCTGATCGGAGAAACTTTACGCATAGCTGCGGGAACAAACTCTATGTGGTTGAGTAACTCTTCCCTTGAGCCAAAATCAATATCAATATCACCTGATTTAAGTATCACGGTGTCACCATCCCTGCTTTGATCAGCTTGGCGTAGGCTCGCTGAACAGTTAATGCTTGATGTTCTGCGTCAGCCACCGCGGTGTGCTTGGTAACGTGTCCACCGTCTTTTAGTTTGACACCGGTGACCTCAAACAATGTCCGAGTGTCTCGCACCATATAAAAGGGCCAGGGAATCTTCATATCAAGTTGTCGCCAAGCACTTTCCATTGCCACACAATCAAACCCTGCACCGTTGCTCCATACTGCTCGCCGATTCCAGCAAAATTTGTACAGCTTTTCCATACATACTTGAAATGACTCTCTACCATTATCACCCATAGCTTCTTCCATGGCTGCGGCGCTTTGATTACCCCACCACCTGATGGTATCTTCATTGATTACACGATTATAAACATCGGTTTGTTCATCAATAGTAGGGCGCAATTCCAATCTATCTACCACTCCCATTCCTTTGGGATTAAACGATACCGCACCAATCGTTAATATCACACAGTTTGGTGATGTGTCTAAACTTTCAATATCTAGCATTACATCTAATGACATCTTATTCCTTTTAAAATTTATCACTTACCCCCATTTTAATAAAAAGAGTAAGTATTTCTTCTCGTCAATTATACAGTATCTAGTAACATTGTCAACATATTTCAACTCGATTCCGTATATTTCTGCTAAATGAGATTTGAATACATTTGGTCCACAATGGGCATACAATTCTTTAAACTCTTTTCTCACTAGTGTAAGCTCAGTCCACTCTATCTTAGAGGAATTCATTATGACCACCTCAACACAAATCTTACATAATCCCGTTCATACCTAAACTTAACGTAGATAGTTTCATAATCTATTTTCCATCTAGCGTGCCGCTCATACTTTTCAATCGACTCTGTTATCCAGTTAACTATCTCGTCATATCGATCCATGTAGGTACTTACTTGATCAAAATGATTAGGTAGATGGCAGGTATGCCAGCCTAAATTGCCATCGTCATTCCAGTGCCATGTAATGGGCTGATCAGTCATACTCAATAGCCGGCCGCGACCAACAATTCCTTTACTTGCGGCACTATTTTAATATCTCGTATAAACTTAATGGCCCATAGTTCAGGATTGATATAGTCGATGATCATTTTAACCTGAGTTTCGTCTAACTCATCTAAAAATTTAGTACCACTTGCACTTTGATATAGCATCCATGGACTAATCTTACCGGTTGTGACGGCGTAACAGAGTTTATTCTTATTGGCATATCGTAAAATATCACGATTCAATACCCGTTCTGTTTCTGCTAGTGTGATAGTAGTTTCAATACTACGAGCAATTGCGTCTAGCGGGTCTTCTTCGCGAAGGTATTCTGTAAGAAATTTGTTATATGAACTATCACTATTCCAAGCATCAACTTTAACCTGGTTCTTCAACAACCAATCTACAAACCTATTGATATTCAGCGCATTAATATCAACACAATAAGTCCCAAACTTTACAAAGGCGGTGTAATATGCACTCTTAATGAATTCTTCGTATGTTCGATTTTTCTTGCTGGTACTATTTTTTACATAAAACTGCAACCAAGCTTGAAATCCGATCCGGTTACCACGCCTATCCTTCTCTAGCCAACGATGTTTATATTCACATATATGTTTTAATACAGTTGATTCACGTAGGAATTCACGTTTGCAAAATTCACAACCGTACTTGATAACACTATCCGTTTCCTCTATCTTTTTCATATTCTTCAATATCATCATCAGTTATTATTTGGTTAAGGGTTTCAATGTCGGATATTTTGAGATTTGGAAACAAATTACTCAAATGTATTTTACGCTTTTGCTCAATTACAAATGTCTTAGCAATCTCAGTTAAGGTTTCGCTATCTGCTTTAGGGTAAATCTTTGCATAGTAGTCTTTAACTTCCTTAGCCTTTGCAGGTGTTTTAAGTTTACTGACACTTGCGCTTATGTTTGGGATCCATTGATGAAATTGCTTGCCCAAGCCCGGACTAGCTGCACATAACATTAGCCATTGAAGCTTGGGATGTTTTTGTACGTTTTCATTGAATAGATATTTATTAGCGTGATACTCAGTGCTTTGCAAATAATATCCCTGGAGATCCTTATTACCTTTGATTGCGCTCATCCAATGCACCATCATAAAGGGCACAAATTTTCGCTGCTGATCTTCAGTTAATCGGTCAAACCAAGCATAATCTTTTTTATCTAACGCGGTCAAGGCTGCAAACAAATCAAAATCTTGTTTCTCAAACTTCTCATCTTCTGCTAGTTTTGTTGCCATTATATACTTACCACGCTAACGAATAATCTACGATCTCACAGTTTCTGCTAACTTCTTTTACGAAATAAACGCACATTGGTTTAACTGAGTCTTGAATTGGTACGCAAAGAAATTGTCCATTCTTAAGCCTCGGGGCATACCAAGTTACATCATGGTATATGTCAATAATTTCAATGGGTTGAAATGTAGGGGAGAATGATGATAATGGATTGAATTCAAACGCATTGAATCCACGATCATTGATACTAGTTAGTGGCAATGTTTCTAGATCGCCGTGTTCCTTTTCACCAATCAAAATCTGCCAATCAACAGGCATTTTTATAACGTGTTCACCTATGCGTAATACCAATGCCGGAGAGCTGAATGATTCTAGGAATATTAGAGGGATATAATGATAATCAACAGCGGTGGGGTTTGAGTTATCTAGGATAGCAAACCTAAAATCATCCACTTCTTCGGGGAGATTTTCTAGGTTATATTTTATGTTGTCTAAAAGAAGTATGTTCATTGTTAAATTATATCGGTTTGTTTATGGGATGTCAATCTATTCGGGTTTAACTTACATTTATCACTTATATTGTAATTTATCCACTGAAAAGGGATAATTGGCTTCTTTATAAAATTCTTTTCGCTTTGTCAAATGACGTTTGGCGAACTTGCAGCTGGAAGTTATATCGTATATTTCCACGTGGTCTTTATCTTCTGCTTTTCTAATGCCACGACCGATACTT